TCTCATTTCAATGCTTCCATTAATGCATCCTGAATCGTTATTTTGTTATCTAATACTTTCATAACCTGTTCGTCTACCGATTTCTCGACACAGAGGTGATGAATAATAACTGGTTTCTCTTGCCCTTGGCGGTATATCCTTGCGTTGGCTTGGATATAGTTTTCACTAGACCAGGGGAGATCGTACCAAACAGTCTGCGCTGTTTCACCCGCATTGCATTGGAGGTTAATACCAATTCCTCCCGACTGTGGGTGTGCAAGCAAGACTCTAATTTTACCATCTCGCCACGCTTGAATGTTGGAATCAGTAAGCACAACGGCCTCTGGAAACGCATTCCGAATTCGTTCCAACGAATGTTTGAAGTGATAAAATACCAAGGTCGGGGAAGAAGTCTCTTCCAAGATCGACTCGAGGCATTCCAACTTAGCCGTATGCACTTCTTGCCAACTCCCGTCCTCTGCATAAACTGCGCCACTTGTGAACTGTAAAAGTTTTCCTGTGAGCGTTGCTGCGGTGGATGCGGTGACTGTCTGTCCCTTGATTTCTGTAACCATATCTTTCTTGAGCGCATCATATTTGTAACGTATTTGTTCCGTTATCCCCACTTTATGTAACATATATGTTACCGTAGGCAGTTCCAAATAATCTTTGGCTTTCAGACTAAAACAGATATCTGAGATTGTTTCTGTGATTATTTGATCTGCTCCCTTATTTAATTCCCAATTATAAATTACACCAGTATGCGGATTTCTTTTGCCTGGACGCATATACTTCGTTCTAAACTTAGTAAGGCTGGTTTCCAATCGTTGTCCTAAATCCAAAATACCTACCTGTGACCACAGATCAGCCATCCCTTGGGGTGTCGGTGTGCCTGTTAGAATAATGCGCCTCTCGAAGTTCTTTAAGTGTTTCTTCAAGGCTTTGAATCTTTTCGTCGAAGGATCTTTGAAGCGACTCGACTCGTCGATTATCAGATTGTTGAATTGCATCTTTGGTTGATCCAACAACCAAATCAAGTTCTCGAGATTGACTAAGTACACGTTCGAAGAACTCTTCAACGCTGCCAACCGTTGACTCGGTGTGCCCAGTATCTTTGCTATCTTTAGGTGTTTTAGGTGTTCCCATTTCTGTGTTTCTTCTTGCCATACGGTCTCCGCTACTCGTTTAGGTGCAATTATTAAAGTCGTTCCCTTAAATTGTTCTGCAATGATCGTCAATGTTGTTGCCGTTTTACCAAGACCTGGTTCAAGAAATAGTCCCATGCTAGGCACAAACTTGGCTTTCTCAATGATGTCTTTTTGATAATTGTGTAGATTTTTTCTTGATAGCATTTAATACTTCTTTTGTTCGTTCGTGTAACCAGTCTGCCACATCATACAATTCTCTTTCTGTTGCGTCGTTTTTAATCGAATTGGCTCGATTAGAAATAAAAACCACATTGTGTTTAACATAACCCAACTCTGGAATAATACGATCCAATGATGGACATTCTGATATTTTCTTTCTTCCGTTATACCTTCCCCAAACAAATTTTGTTTTAAAGATAGGGCATTCGTTTGTGGTAATTGATTCCAAATAATCTAAATCCAAATCAAAATTTAATTTTTTCTTTTTGGCTCTTACCTTTGCGTTTGCTAATAACTTACCAACATGACCACGCTTTGTTTTAACATACGCCTCAACATTTCTTCTATTCTTTAATATTTTTGATGAAGTCATCGATATCCTCTTTTGATCGTAATATGTGAACTGGAAATCCAGCCTCACCTAATTCATCAAATATCAGTATCTGTCTTGGGCTTAGTTTCCCCTCCGCTGTCTTTAGTTCTACTAGAAATATCTTTTGGTTTAAGATCACGATTCGATCTGGCACCCCCGTTATTGAACTCAACCATTTGTAACAAAGCCCCGATGATTTCTTGATTGACTTTATCAGATACGCCTCGATTTCCTTTTCCAGCACAGACATAGTTTTTTATGCCTTCCATAATGTGATTAAAAATAAACTCGGTTAAATATGCTCGGGTTTCTTCCCCCGGCGTTTCTTCACCAACTAAATCAAACACCCGTTGAGCTGCGTGAGTTGACTCGTGGCACACAGTCGATGCCAGATAAAAATCATTGTTGGGATCAATCATCTGTTCTAAATCCAAAATGACGATGATCATGGGATGTTTTACATCGGTGATGTAATGTGTTTCAGCGACATTCTCATGATCTAACGCCACAACTTTTTGAAAGATGTTGTTGTCTTTAAGAATGTTTCTAAAATCTTTTTCAGTAAAGCACAACTTTAAATCCGCGGCGGGAAATAGCGGTACTTCTATTTTATAGTATGGTGGTTTTTTCATCTAAAGCCACCACTCAAAAATACAATCAATATGATGCCAATTAATGTTAAGCCGATCATTTCAATTTTGCTCATTAGAAAATCTCCTCTTCATCAAATAGAGTTTGTTTGTCAATAAACGCTTGTGCCTTCTCTGTTAATCTAACGCCAGTGTATTTGTGTTGTCTCTTACCATCGATACGAATTGCCGATGCAGTAACTCCCTTGTCTTGTGTGGCTGCAAGGAATCGTCTCTTGAACGACAGATCATTGCCTGGGTTTAATCCATGCTTGACTGCCCACCGCTTAAAGCACAAGAATACATGATCTTTATCTACTTCACTCATGGCATCGTACTCCAATACTTGATCAACGAATGATCCGATTGGATTAGACATCTCTTCCATGGTTTCAAGCAGTTCTTTGCCTGTCGTGGGTTGTACAAAATAACCACCACGCTCAACCCGTCTGCGTAACCCAGCCATCGCCCAGTTAAAAATGCCCGACAACTCTTTCATTAGTTTGCTGCTCAGTGCCGTATCCTCTTTGCCATAGAATGATTTGCTCATCTTTAGCACCACCATACGGCCAGTCAACGCATTACTGGATTCTGATAACTGCAACACCTCATTAGAATAAATTACGATTCTGGTCGGGAGGTATCCGTTCCACGAGTCTTTGTTTTTCCGATTGACAGTAACCGTATCACCGCCCACGATCCGCAACAACTGAGAAACAACAGCACCTCGATCTCTGTCAGGCGCTCTCGCATCAGTAAAAGAAGCGAGGAGCTTACCAAGCCAAGGTTGGAGACCAAACGTATCACATAACTCTCCTAACTCTGGTGCTACAGTATTGTGTTGTCCTAACAATTCAACCAGCACCTTGTTGATTGTTCCCTTACCCGATCTACGGGGACCGATGATGTTGAAGAATTTCTGTTGGCTTGTATCGCCTGATAAAACATAACCAAATATCTCTTGAAGACAATCGATTGATTCTTGATCGTGTTCCCATAAATCATTTAAGAAGGTTTCCCATAACGGGCACTTAGCATTTGGATCGTATGGAAATGGCAAACTGTTCTGTGTAAAGAAACCCAACGAGTGTGGCAGTAACACATTGTCTTCCAAGTGAAACAAACCATTTTCTAAACTAACCAGTTTGTTTGCCTCTGGTCTGTTGGCGCTATACCCTTGCAGCCATACTGGCGGTCTTGTGTTGGCGTGATTGGGTAAGTGCACTAGGGCTTTGATTGCATCCATAGCGCCGCTCACGCTTGCCGGGTTAGGTGAGAACGGCACAATGTTGCCCTTCTTATCTTGGCGTTTGCACTTATCTAAGAACTTATACACTTCGGAGCGAACTGTGCCGTCTTCTATTTCGGCATAGTGTGTGCCGCGATACGAATAGAAATCATTCACATAATGCACCAACTTAATTCCCTCTTCTGAAGAAAACTTAGTGTCTAGAAATGTCTGAGCGTTCTCCATGGGTGCTAAAGAGAGAATGACATCCCCCTTTGCCAATGCCTCGGTTCTATTGTTGTACGACAGTTTAAAGATCAGCGTGCGTAGTGTCGCACCGCCACCTTTCTTGCTAAATGTCTTCCACTTTGATTCACAGGCGTTGCTTGAATAACTGGAGACACTGCCATCCCCGTATGACCAGCGATCCCATGCCTCACACGCCTCAAGATCGCCTTGGAACTGGTGGTGTAGGCACATCCCAATCTGTAACCAATCAGTGTATCCGCAGTTTGGATCAAACTGTGGCAACAATTCTGATTCTACTTTTGCGAGATCCCAGCCATCGAGCGGTGGGTTGTAATCAGCAAACGCATCACCCGATGCCCGAACTGTACGCTCTGGAATAAGGTGGGTAAGATCTTGCATGGTGGTGGGTAGATCACCACTTAACTTGTGCCCCGTGACAGTAAAGTATCTGCCCTTGGGGTAGATCTCTAAACCCTTGTCGTGATCAACGTGAGCACCTTGTAGATCCGCTATGGTAAATATCTTTACCCCCGTGCCTGACGGGCTGATCTCTTTGTAGCCTTCAATTTTGTTGAATATGTCACACAATTCTTGGTTGGTAAACTCGTTGACGGCATCATCGTAGCAGTCGTCCAAGTCCACACCAATGATGTGATCGTCCGCAGTAAACACAAAGCCCACGCCATCAAATAGCCCGGTAAGGTAGGCTTTCTCAACGCTTAAAAAGTCTGTCCATGTATCGGGGTTGGTTGAACTGGCAGCCTTGCCCGATGGCTGGACGGGTAGTTTTGACCACCGCTGTGTATCGCCCTCACCAATGAGGACATAGTTCCACAATGTCCATCGTGGCACTGAGCGAAGACTTAGGGGTATGTTTTGGAATAGTACTGGTAATGCTTTCGGTTTCATCTGTTTTCCTTTGCTCTTCTACTTATGCAAATTTTGCCCTACTTTTTCAATTTTCTTTATATCTTTTAGTAATAAGCATATAACTAAAAGTAATTATTATCCACAGTATCCACAGTAGCCATTTTCTAAAAAGTCATATTGCGGCGCACCATTTTTGCTAAAAACCACTATAGGTAGTAGTTCCAAGGGTGTTTACCTACTGCAAATCCATAGTATCCATAGTATCCATAGTATTTCTGAATTATTTTATTTTTATTTTAATACTAAGAATAGAGCTAGGGGTAAAGTGCAAAATTACTGTGGATACTATGGATACTGCGGCGCACCATTTTGTACGAAAAGGCAGCATTTTGTCCATAATACGCAACAAACGGGCTTTACAGGCATTATTTTGACTGTTATGAAGCGTAGGCCACACCCACCATGAAAAAACGCCCCACAGGGCGTTTTAGCAAGGCTCATGATCGTGCGCTCGTATTTGTCTGTTTACCCATTGGCGAAACTCCACACGATTGTCGTGGGTCTGTTCGTCCCTAGCATCCCAAAGAGCATCAAACAGGTGCTCGTCATTTTCTAAAGTAACCTCAATCTTAGTAAGGTTACCCTCTTTATCAAAAATCTCTACTTGTCGTGCTTTCATTTGATTCCATGCCTCCGTTCTATTGCTCTAGCAAACGCCATGATGTCTCCTTCCGTTTGCATTCTAATTCCAATAATCTCTTGATCCGTAAGGGGTTTTGATTTATAGATTCCGTATAAAACTGGCTTTGATTCCGTGACTACGGCATCTTCATAACCTGGTTGGTACGGCGCCTCTGCTACATAATTTGGCTTATTGCCAGTATATGTCTTTACTGGTTTGTTCATTTCTCACTCGCTTTCTTTAGTATTGCTCTAGCAAATTCAATCCAGCCTTCATTGGAATCAATAAGGTTTGTAACTGCATTGCCTATTTCTAATATTTCCTCATCACTTAACTCTTTTGTTTGTGGTGTTTTTAGCAATTCTTCTTCTAGTTCATCAACATTTTTTGACAACTCTGCTATGCGGTCTGCTTGTTGGCGTAGCATATCCTTAACTTCTTTACAGTAATCACGATTGTTATTTGGGTTCATCCAAACATAGTTTTCTAATTCATCTGCTAATTCGTATGCGTTCATTTCTCTTGTGCCTTTTTTAGTATTGCTCTAGCAAATTCTAAGTATCCAAATCTTTCACCGCTTAAAGTCATGTGAATATGCTTCGTAGCTATTTCTTTTACTTCTTCATCTGTTAAATCTTTTATTTGTGGTGAACAAGTATGAATAGAATCGCCTGTAACTCTTTTGCCACAATCTAAACACGCAGTCCACACTACTGGTTCATTGTTCATTTATTTCTTTCGTCTTTTAATTTCTCGGTTTATGTACCAGGCTGCTTTCTCTAAATCTTCAATGGCATCGTCTTTTAGATCAGCACGCCACACATACTTAATTGCGTTACCCAAACAAAACCCCATGTGTTCGGTAATTTGAATGCAGTCAATGCCGCTGGGGTGTGAGGTGTAGTGTTTTGGGTTGTTAACTGGGTCATTCATCGTTTAATCCTATCCCATATCTCTGCTAGGGGCATGGAGCGGATGTGCATCCACCCAAAGTATACGCAAGCAAACATGATAAACAAAAAGAAACCAAACACGGCAGCAAAGATAATCACCGCAAATGCGGTGATTACCAAAACAAGTAAATTCATTATTGAGTAAATCATTATTTCATTGCCTCCACAATTCCTTGATCTAGGCATCGTAACATACGCTCTAGAGTCTCTTTGAGATCTTCTACACTCTCACCACTCACACGAATACCATCTTGGGTGTGGGCATAGATCGTGCCATCTTCGTTGTAATAGACTTCGCAAACCGCATACCAATCGTCACCATCTTCGGTGAACTTCACCACCCGATGATTCCAAGTCATGATTGCACCATCTGAATGCGTTTGCCAATCCAGTTCATCACTGGCACGGCCATACTGTTACCCATCGCTTTGTAGCGTGGACCATCGGGACAGTCTTCGGCTGGCTTTTTACGCCACGGGATCATTGTGTGGTTATCGGGAAAGCCCTGTAACCGCTCACACTCAATCGGTGTGAGTCTGCGAACAGATAAATGATACGCAGCCGCCACTTGGTTGTCGCCCATGTTACTGCGTATTGTTGGCGATAGATCCTCAACGAATCGATTGTCACCGCCTTCTCGCTGGGCAATTCCGGGTTCGAATGCAATTGCCACACCATGCACATCGGTGTTATTCAATGTAAACGAAATGTCTTCGTTCCATCCCATACCTTGGGAGTTCTGCGATGTCGCACCACCGCCTTGCAGTGTGTATGCCTTCATACCCACTTTTGGTAGGTTCATACCCACAAATGGTATGTTCCCACCCCCAGTACCCCATGTCGATGTCACAGTCTGGCATACATCGCCCATCTCTTTGACACGACTATCCGATGGGTGGTTTTCGTACACAATCAAGCCACGACCATCTTGCAGATCTTGGTTACCGACACCTTTGTAATCTCTTGCTAGTAGTGATCCAATTGTTGTACCACCATCTGGTGTGCAAGGTATTAGGGTGTTTGTGGTTGGATCGTTTCTTCGTCTGGTTGCGACTGCGTGAGCTGATCGATCGTCGATTGCAAAGCCTGATGAAGTAGTGGCGGGAGTTTCTTGCCCCTTACTTCTGCTCTTCTTAGGATTCCCGAGCAAGCTTTCTTGCTCAAAAAGAACCGCTGCGGCACTTCGCCAGTCTCCAAGACAGCCAACAACGAAGACTCGACGGCGGCGCTGTGGAACTCCGAAGTGTTGAGCGTCGAGCACTCGGTAGGCGAACCCATACCCGAGTTCCCCCAACGCCCCGAGGAAGGCGCCAAAGTCCCGTCCTCCTTTTGAACTGAGGACACCTGGAACGTTTTCCCAAACGATCCACTTGGGTTTGAACTTGTCAGCAATTCCGAGATAGACGAGTGCCAAGTTACCGCGCGGGTCATCCATTCCTTTTCGGAGACCAGCGACTGAGAATGATTGGCATGGTGTTCCTCCAACGAGAAGGTCAATTGGTTCATTTAATTTCCACTCCTTATATTTAGTCATGTCACCAAGATTGGGGACATGGGGATAATGATGAGCCAACACCGCTGACGGGAATGGCTCGATTTCAGAAAACGCAACGGGATTCCAGCCCAGCGAATGCCAAGCGACCGTTGCAGCCTCAACTCCACTACATACACTAAGATAGTTCAACTTTTCTCCTTTTGAATAGTCGTTTGTACCACGGCAAATCATTATAAACTCGATTGATGTGTTGTTTCAATAGGGATATTACTCCCGCTTCAACCAATCGCTCCCTTACATAATCACTCATGTTGATTTCTACATCACAACTGCCATCATCATTTTCTTTTGTATGAGTGATCGTAAACTGAAAATCCTGTTCTTCTTTCATTACTGCCCCTTAAAGTACTGATCCAATGTTTCTAATTCTACAGTAGTTTCTTCCCAATTGTCCTCACTACCATAGTCACCTCTGGTGGCTCGGAGTCGTTCCACATTGCGAAACTCTGGTTCGATTTCCCACCAAGCTGCGGATGCCTCTTTGTATTCTATCCAATCATCGTTCTCAATAAATAGGGGGTGATTCAAACCAACAATATGCACACTGTCAAGATAGTCACGATGCGGGATATATTTTTGGGCGTAGTTTCGGGATGTCTTCACCAATTTGACCTTGTCCCTGGCTCTGATAAATCTATCGTATGCTTTTAACTGCTCTGGAGTTAATTCCATGTGTCTTCCTTAAATGTTTTTCTAATGTACGGCCGTAAGCGACTATGAATTCGCTTAGATCTAAAACCTTTTCACCATTCTTTTCTGAGATCACTAGTCTTCTGTTTTTCTGTGGAATGTTTTCTACCATGTCTAAATAAAATTGTCTATTCATCTTCTTCTTTCAAATGATCGGTGTTAAATGCCTCCATGCTGAT